TCTCTGTCTGGTCTGATGGAAGATGAATCAGATTATCTCTATGATGCTTTCCATCTTGCTGCTTGGTACCAAAGAGGGTGGACATAGATGCCACACCGAAGCCTGCATCCCACTTGTTATTACCAGTGTGGTGCTCTCTTAGTACAGTTCCTTTGGATGCAAGGAATTGTCTAATTCCCTCATCTTGCGTGAGAAAAGATTGAAAGGCATTGCGCTCGACGATCCATTCCGAAGGCGCATATACGTTAGTCCAATCGGTAATGAGTTGTCGGATTTGTGCAGGCGTAGGACGCGTAATCTTGATAGCGTCAACAATGTAGCGCTTATGAGATATCCGATCAACCGCATAACAGACTGCCGCTGTGTCTCCGACCATTGCTGGGTCCAGTCCACAAATAAAACTGAAACCGTTGAGGTCTTTGGGATGACCTGGATTGCCAGGCACCAATCGACCTGCTTTTCGCATTCCATCGATAGAGCCTTTCACACATACAGGGTCAAAGATTGCATCATCAGATATATCTTGCTGCTGATAAATCAAAGCCCACGTAGAGGCATCCATCGCTTGACGCTCGTTGAAAAGGTTACGTCCATTCCAGCGGGGCCATAGACCTTCCTCGGTCTTCTGCTCTTCTGGTTGTCCATCAAAGGGTTGGTCTGAATAAGGCCAGAGGGTAACCCACTTGTCAGGGTCTTCATTAGATTCAAGTAGGGCTGGCATAGCCAGATAGGTCCAAGGGACTAAGCCACCAGGGTATCTATCCTGAGAACGTAGTTCTTTGTATAAATCTACTGCAGCTACGCGGGTACCGATAACGATGAGCTTGCCTGTCGGGTTGAGACGGGAGCGTACATCTTGGGTAAGCCACTTGATCTGTCGTTCAAAGTCATTTGCATTAGAAAGGGTAACCGCGTCGTCTATAAGAATCATATCGGCACGCTTACCGTAAATCTGACCGCCGATACCGACTGCCTCGATATTGGGGTCCTTCTCCGATGACTCTCTGAGTTCATCACCGAAGGTGACACGGGTAGCCTGCCAGGAGGCAGTCTTAGATTTGAACCCAACCCCAGCGGCGTATGCCTGCTGTAGTTCTTCGTACATTGGATGCGTCAGTCGCTGCTTGATAGCATAAAGGAAGTCTGCGGCTAGACGCTGGGTTTGGGAAACTATGAGAACTCTAAAGTTCGGGTTATTGACAATCTTCCAGGTTACGTAGTCTACGGTGACCGTAATTGACTTGGCGTGGTTAGGAGGAATGTTGATAAGGATGCGGTTATCTGCCAGACCCTTTTCGTACTTCATCGACGGATGGAGCCAGCTTGGGTCCCTACCTTCGATGACATCTATCAGGTTCTGCTGATGAGAGAAAGTCTTGGACTTAAGGAACTTCTGGCGGAAATCGGCAAAACTTAAATCCTTGGTCTGTTCCTCTATAAAGGACTGACCGCGTAATCCTAGGCGCGTTCTGTCCATTCTGTCCTTAAACACAGGATCAGAACGGCGGTAATATTCGTATGTCTTGAGAGACTTGCCAGCAGATTTACAAGCTTGCTCTACTGTCATTCCTTGAGCCACGCACTCAATTATCAGGCGTTTGGCTATATCGGCAGATGATTCAGTTATGGCAGGCTCCTAGATTCATAGCGGGCGTTGAATAGACTTCACCCCACTAAAAGTGGTGCTAGGCACCACCAAAGCACCCGAGCAAGCCACAGCGCAGCGAGGGGTAGGTCAGTAGCCCCCTTTCGGGGGCGAAGCGTAAGCGTAGCCCTAGGTAGACTCATCACAGCCTGTCTACAGTCTCTATATAGTATTAGGCGGGAAAAATAACCCATTTCCCACTTTTTTCTAAAAAATCTTTTATTTGTGACGGAACTCACTAAATACGGCAGAAAAGTACCATATTACGAGCTTAACTTTAGTCGAAATATTTATGTGGGGACTATAGGTGGGGTGGCAGCAAAATTCACCAATCGGGGGTCGGTTCGCCGTGGGTGTTTAAACGGCGAAGGGTCAGCAGGCGTGTAGGTGTAAGGGTAAACGGAAGCGGTCACTAGCCACACGGCACTATTTCCCGAGGCGCTTCCCCTAGTAATTGCCCGAGCGTTTAAACAATCGCCACGGCTCCGTAATTCTCCGATTCGATTCTCCCGACCCGACCCGCCATCGGTCATAATCGGTCTGCCCAAGTTATCCACAGCTCGAACACTTGTTCTAATAGTTATCCACAGAAGTAGCCTAGCCTTGTGGATAACTTCGTTATCGTTCTGTTACCAAAATTGGCGGTCAATTCCTGCTCGCTTCGTTTAAACTGAGGTCACTCAGTCGCCGAGCGGCGACTAATGACGAAAGGTAAAAAAGTGATAATTCTCGAAAACTCAGTGTCTAGCACTGAGAATTTGAAGCCTAAGCAGACAACAAGGCTAAAGAAAGTTCTATGTCCTCGCGACCTATATATCGCCCGTATTACCCGTTCAACAATCATCACTCACGGCACACCAATCTGCCCGAGTTGCAATGAGCCGATGATTGAAGCCGAGGCGGTTCGCTAATGAGCGCCTTCACTTACGGAATGGAGTTTGAGGTCGAAGGTATTTCGCCTAACCGAGCCGCCGCCGCGTTGAACGCGAACGGCGTTGATTGTGAGCGCGTGGATTCAGATATTCACGATGACTGCTTCGATTCGTGGAAAGCGGTCTATGACGGCTCACTCAACAACGGCGCCGAGGTCGTTTCCCCGATTCTGACCGATGCCCGATTGAACGAGGCTTCCGCCGTGGCTCGAATCTTGAAAGGCGCGGGCGCTCGTGTCGGTCGGTCTACGGGCTTTCATATTCATATCGGATTCAACGCGTTCGCGACCGAGACATCAAGCGCGGGAGAAAATCTCTCACGCTTCATTCTGAACTATTACGCAACGCATCACGCTATCGGCGCACTAGTGGCGCCTTCCCGCCTTCGTAACCGATTCTGCCAAATTCTCGACCGAGAAGGCGCACAACGCGAAGCGGAATGGATAGCGAACGGAAATCTCTCGAGTTCTTTTAACTCGCGCTATTACTCACTGAACCTCGAGAGCCTACGCCGCCACGGCACTGTTGAAATTCGCCTACATCAAGGAACGCTAAACGGCGTTAAGGCGATTGCGTGGGCGCAATTCGTGGCTTCGCTTATCACTGCCACTAAGCGCGGTTATGACCTCACTGATGGCTCGGTTATCGCGCCGTGGGCGCCCGTAGTTCGTGGCGGCGGCACGAAAGATTCTGAAGCGTGCCGCACGCTTATCTCGGCGCTTATGGGCGCGGGAGACATCAAGCCCGCCACGGGCGATTGGCTTCGCAATCGAGCAGACCTACTTAACGGCTAAGCCGTAAGGTCGCCCGCCCCTAGTGGGCGCAAGCGTAGGTGCAATTCCTACGGCGGGCGCTAAGCCTAAAGTTGATCCCCAAGCGCGAGCTCGTTGCGCTTGTTTAAACGGCGGGCTTACAGTACGGCGGGAAACTCTCGCCTACTGTTTAAACGAGACGGGCTTCACGGAGCTCGTTAAAGGCGGTGTTTAAACGATGATAGAACTTCCCCATATCAACGGCTCGGCGCTCGTGCTAGTAATCCTGCTGGCGTGGGCGATATACAAGGCGAAAGGAAACTAAAGTGTACGACTCAAGCGACAACTGTTTAAATTGTTGTGCGCACATCAGCGAACCACACGACCCCCACTGTTTAAACACAGTCTCGTGTGGCGACTGCTTACAACCCGACTGTATCGGGTGCGAGTAGGCGCTCACGCGTGAGCGTGTGATATGCTTCACCCATTAACCAATAAGACGAAAGGAAACCTATATGTGCGGAATAGCGGGATACTGCTTAGACCCTAAGCATTACTCACGCATCGCGACCCACGATATTGCGGGTCAGATGCTCTATGACATCGAACACCGAGGCGGCGACGCCACGGGTGCGGCGTGGATTAACCCACGCAACGGCAAGCGCGTTATCAGTAAGGCGCCCGTAGGCGCTGGCAAATTCGTGCCTAGTGCTGGCGATAAGTTATGCGCTGGCGCTACTAGTGCGATTCTTCATACCCGATTCGCAACTCAAGGCTCGAAAGACATCGCGGGCAATAATCACCCAATCCCACGCGGTCGCATCGTGCTAACCCACAACGGGCATATCAACAACGACAAAGAACTATTCAAGCAACTAGGCGTGCCTCGCGTTGCCCAAGTAGATTCCGAGGCGGTCGCGGCTCTCGTTGCCTTCAGCAAAGTCAAGCCGTGGGAATTCCTCACCGAGATTTACGGCACTGCCGCGCTTGCGTGGCTATCTGCTAACGATTCCCGCACGCTTCACCTTGCTCGCGTTAATTCCTCGCCGTTGTGGCTCGGTCAAGCCGACACAGGCTCGCTGTTCTACGGCTCAACTCAGGAAACTGTAGAGAACGCCGCGATTATGTCCGACACCGAATTGGATTGGATTTACGAGGCGCAAGAAGGCGAGTATTTCCGCGTTCGTGACGGGCGTATCGAGGAATATCAGACCTTCACGCCTTCCCGCCGTAATTCCTATTGGTACGACTATCCTGCGACCACAAGCAAGACCACAAAGAATGAGCAGGAATGGACAGACGAACTCGATTACTTCGGTGCGTACAACCAACATCGCGCCCGCAAGTACGCCAATTACTACGCCAACTACAAAGGCGATTTCGACTTCTAAAAGTCAGACCTACGAGAGAGACCCGCTTCGGCGGGTCTTTTCTTTTGCCACAAATTTTGATCAAAGTGGCAAGCTCGGTACTTATGTTTAAACAACAAGCGATGTCTGGACATTGCTGATGCTCAGTCTCAGGGCGATAGATTCAGTGTGCGTTTAAACGGGAGACCTAAAACCAGACAGCACAGACCAGGAATTACAGATGCGTTTAAACAAAGCTGGAGTTGCCGCCAGCTCTGGACAATTGTTTAAACACTAGGGCGGTTTCAAGGGAGTTGTTGCGGCGGAAGTATTACGCGTTTAAACAAGAGTATCCAAAGTCGAGATCAAATGTCATTGACGATGTAACGAGAGTGTGGGAAACTTAGCGAGCAACACAAGACGAAAGGAAAATAAATGCTTGGATACAGTTTAGAAAATATAAACGAAATGATTTACGGAATCGAATCAGCGTTATGTTTAATTAATTCTGATGAGAACCCTGCCATCACTAGATATTTAGATGACGCTAAAGATTTATTAAAGGGATTAGTAGAAGAAGGGCGCATCAATGTCTGAGATAGCAAGATGCGCTGAATGTACAGATGAACTTGTATTACAAGATGGTTTCGCTTGCGTAAAGTGCGAGAATGTTTTATGCGGTTACTGCTGTGAAGTCGAGGTGAGAAATGAATCACGGAAATAATCACGAGAATTGTTGGCGTGATTGCGAGAGACACCCCGAACTAGAGTGTTTTGTTTTTGATTGCCCTGATAAAACTGAAGCTGAATATGATTGTGAGGTGGGAGTATGAACTACATTAAGAACGAAAAGGGAAGGTTGGTTTGTTGTTCTTGCGAACGCGACATAATGGAACACCACAAGAAGCGGTGTCCGTATGCCTAAGTGTGGAGTTTGTGGCTGGTCGTTTTCTGAACGCACACTTACCAAGCACGCTGAAACGGCGTGCGGGGAAGAGGATATTAAAGCGGGTAGATGTGAACCCGAACTCGATGATTTAATCAGAATGGAAGAGGAATTCTATGGCAAGTAAAAAGATTTTGGTTTGGGTGAGAACTCCGCTAGGTGCTACCCTAATGGAGCAAGAAGAACAGACGAAAGAGAGGGAGAATGAAAGCCGTTAATTTCTACGAGGTCGTAGATCGAAAAGGAAATACCGCTTGGGGTGGTGCGAGCGTAAGCGAAGCCGTCACTTGGTTTAGAAGAGGACTAGATAACACTATCTTTGTATCGGTATGGGACGAGCAGGATATTGAAGAACCGCGTCTCATTACGGACAAGATAGATGTAACTGCGTTAGCGTTGGCTACGATTACAAGTGAACGAGAGAGGAACTAATGAGCGAACTTGAAAGACCCGTAAGAGGTGTAGTTATCAGACCCGACTGTAGCTATGAAGAGGTTGTGTTTAAACAACTTACTGATTATCAGAAAGCTATAGATGGTTTCATCACCGCAGTTAGATTCTATTCTTATGACGGAGTCGAGGTTGCCTGTGGTTATGTGGACGATGAAGGGCTACTTAAGAAGTTGCCACTGAATCCGCTTGGCAGTGCTATTTCATTCCTATTTGGTAATAGCCCATATCTAGCGGGCAACCTCATTATCG